CATGAAACTCTGCTTTGACATGTGCAAAGTTCACAAGTTCTTTACCATTCCTGCTAAACTGATCAACCCTGCCGTCTGGATGCACAATAGTGATAACACGAACTCCATCCAACTTGACTTCGACCAGTTTCTTTCCTGTAACTTTGCCCTCGTGATTAGCACTATCATGAGCAAGTTGACAGCCAAACACAGGAACGCTATAGCCAGGATAGTCACGCTCTACCACCTTGTTAATAGTCTTTTCACTAACACCGCAGCGTAGGTCCTTGATAAGGATACGACGGTACCACCCATTCCATTGTTCCTGTGTACTAGCCAGCATCATGTGATTCAGCATGTCACGAGCCATGTTGCCGGTGACTTGTCTGGTAACAAAGCCTGTGATAGCCAAGGCAAAGGTATCCCAGTTCATACCATGGTCACTGGTTAGTTGATCAGTTGCCTTCTTTTCTGGCACTTGCTTGATACCAAAGGTAATCATGGGATCAAGAGCCAAGCGGCAACCCTCAAAGAATTCAGAGTTACCGGCTTGGGCTTGAGCCTCAATAATCTGCTCCTTGTTGGTACGCAGATTATGAGTTTCCAGTGCTGAGATAACTTGCCAGGGTTGATCCACCTTAGCCTCCAATTAATGTACCAAACCAAAACGCCGAGCGCACACTGGGCCATAACCCAATTCAGTGCTACGACTATCCTTGAGACCGTGATTGCAAAAACTACAAGCACCAGTTAGACGCCCATACTTGCCAGCAGTAGCCTCGGGCTCTGCGGCAAACTCTTGTACCAATGCTAACACATCAGCGCCAGCTTGTCTAGTAGCATGGAAGTCACCATTGGCATCAATGCGACCAAAGTACTTGTTGGCACCAAACGGACCACCGTCTGTTACAAGAATTTGGCCAGCGTACTTGCTAGCGGCGCCAGCACGACCAAACGCAACAGGCTGACCCTCAACGCTTTGAAGTTTGACTTTGATACGCTTGAGAGTCTGTGCAGCACGATCAAACATGTCTTGAATGCGCTGAACGTTGACTTGTACAGCGGCAGCGGGTGCTGGTGCAGGATTAGTAACACGCTGAGTAAGCGTATCAACCCATGCTAACTGCTTGTCGCTGAGACGACCAAAACGATAGAAGTTGCTGACTAAGCTACCAGCGAACTCTGCATCACGAGCAGACATGGTGCTCATTGCATTACGCAGAGCTTGCACTTGGGGTTCCTGAGCAGCGTCAGGGCTAACAACACGAGCAGCACGATAAAAACCTTTGTATGCCATTTTGTATCTCCGTTGTTTCAGTGTACCGTTAGTATAACATAAATCAATAACCCTGTCAACCTTAGGGTTAATGCGTGTTCAGTGCCGGTGCACATGAATTTACAATTTCGCGCTCTACGGCATGTGCGGGCTTGCGTCCACGTACAATGTCAACTAAGAGCATGACATGGGCTTCTGCACCGTGAGTACGAATACTGTTGCACAAAGCCCACGACTTGTTCTCTGTGAGTGCGCGGCGAACATGCTTTTGCCAACGTATTTTAAGAGCACGATTGACTTCGCTACCACATACTGTGATGCCAACATAGTGCTCGTTGGTCACTACGTTGACGATCATGTACAAGGCATGTTTAGTGTCTTGTCTACGCTTACGAGTACGAATCGTTTTTTCCATACTCGTAGTATAGCAAAAACGGGTAACCCTGTCAAGTTTCGGGCTTTTGTGGCGCAAAAACCACAGTTTGTGACGGGATTTTCAGCATATTTTTTTGGTTTTTGCCCCACAAAACTGCTGAAATTTCAAGCACTAGTGCAAGGTGCGATTTGGCGACGTAAGCTCGTTGATACCAAAGATTTCCAGGATTTCTGCCACAGTTTCGCTGGGGTTTTCGAAGCCGCTAGCTGGTCCAAACACAGTTTTAAGATTGCCGTCCTTGTCAATCAAAAAACCCACATCAGTATCTTCGATGTCCAAGCTATCTACTTCTTCGAGTTCCTTACTGGTGTAATCCTCTGGGTTTGGGTGTACTTGATCTTGTTTTGACATTTGGAACTCCGTTTAGGTTATATGGATATTTACTCAAATCTACCAGGATGATTATCAAGTCTGTTTATTTGAAAAGGATCAAACTCATTAAAATTGTTTGTCCCACAAACCCCAAACACACTGTGGCAATGTACAAATAGTTTCTTTCAAACAAGCTCTTGAAAAAGATTGCTATGAGTCCGCCCCAAATAAACAACATGATATCCACTGGTGGCATACGATCACTTTGATGTGTAAGTACGGCCAGCAGAGTCGGTACACTGCTCAAGTGTAACATCACTATGGTTAACCATCCTAGTGTATGAGCACTGACATTGACCAAGTGATCTTTGATAAACATCAGTATCATGCCAGGGATATTCAAAAATGATTCTAGTGCTCGTGTTACTGGACCTACGTCTTGATTCATATCAGTTCCTTATTTGTAAAAAATGTGACGACCAATTTGGGTAATACGTTCTTTCTTCCATCCAGGTCTGACGTAGTCTGCGTGATAGTACAAAGCACTAGTCAAACTTGGTAAACGGAATCCTTCTAATAAAACCTTTTTAGCCACCTCCATGCTTTCATTGTACACCGACTTGTTGATGATCCTACTGGTACTTTCGCGGTCACAGTACCAGCTGAACTGACAAATTACTCGTTCATAGATCACGTTCTTTTGATAAATCACCTGACAAATGTCTTCAGGAAACCCACGAGCTTCGGCACGATTAATGGTAACCTGTGCTACAGCTACTTTACCTTCAAATGGCTCGTTACCGGCTTCGAAATAAATGTTTCTAGCCAGGCATGCAAGTTGCCGTTCGCGATATTGAGCAGTGATTTCGTTGCCCACAGTGGGTTCAATGTGTTGATACTTTTTGTTTAGAACCCAATTGAACATGTTAAAACAACCATAGAGACCAACGGCCATTAACACTATGGCCACGACGTGAATTATATACCGTTGGATACCAATCTCTTTCTTGGCGGTATCTGTGTATAAATTTTCCATAATCATCTCCTTTCTGAGGACACGAAGTCCTTAGTATACTAGTTTTGAAACTAAATTACAACTAATTTGAGTATATGAATCTGCGTTGCAGGATTACCCAGCTGGTGGGCAGCAGTTATCGATAGATCTTTGTGCTAGAACTTGTTGACCATATGCATCGGTGTCTAATCTGGTATTAGGCGTCACACCGAGTAATTCTAAGAGTTTTAAATTTTTTCCTTCTAAAATAGCAGCACGTATGGCTTCACCGTAGACATCATTAGTAGTTAATGCTATGATGAAATCTGCATAGCCCAATGATTTGGGATCCTCGTGCATGGTATGTAGACTTTGTACAAAAGCCAACAAACTATCTACAGAGCCGGTGTTTTCAGTGAGGTCAATTCTTGCGGCAATGAGATTTCGTTTTTCAGTGATGATCTTGTTGGCTACACCATTGAAGTTTTCATTTAGTATGAAAACTTCTTTGGCCAATGTTTCACTGGTGGGATTATTAAATGCTGCTGCGGCTGCTGTAATAGCAGCAGCATTGGCTGCGTCATTGCCGGGATTGGCAATGGCGTTGTTGAGTGCAGTTTGTAAAGCCTGACCTTGTGGTGTGGCAAGAACACGCTGTTGACTAGCAGTCATATTAAGTATTCTATCAGTGAAACCAATGCCCGCAGCAACACCAATCACATCTGCCAGAGTTGGATTACCAAAGATGCCGCTGCCGGAACCTACTTTGGATTTAACTTCAGCTGGATCTACAAAATAGTCATCCCAGGCATTGCGATCAGTGTTGGCAGCATTTAGCAAAGGCACAACAGGTTGACTGATCTGTTGCAGAGTTCGGCCTAGTTCTGGAAATGTTGCAACCAACGGACTGGTACCTATTGCCACAGCAGCTTTGTCGATTTCAGTTTTGAAATCTTTAAGAACATCGCTGAGTTTGTTAACAGTGCCTTGAAAGCCAGTTTGTTCAACAATTGCAGCAATTTGCTCTTTGGGTATTGAATCTAATGCTTGTGTGATCAAGGCATCATTGCCGGCCACAAGTTCAGTGACATTGGTAATACCCACTTCATTCAGGGCCGCTAACACTGGTTCCCCAAATCCTTGATTAATTAAGTTTTCTGCAAAGCCAGCTGGTGTTGCAGCTTTTGCCAAATCTGTGGGATCCAGCATGGTGCCCAGTTTTTCAAAGTTAGCGAAAAAAGTTTTTGCATCATTGGTTATTTGACTGATTCCACCAGTAATGGTATCTGTGATACTTTTAAAATTAATTCCTAGATCACCTGCAGGTAGATTCAATGATTGCGCTTGACCAAGAGCTGAACAGATATCATATGATCCTTCACAGAAACTGTTGGCTGCTGCCGCAGTTTCCATGATACCGGTTACTTCATTGCTGAATAATTGTTGGGCTTGGCCTAAACATCCGCCTACTACATTGTCAGTGTTAATGCCAAGTTCGCCCAAAGATGAGGCTGTGATACCTGACGCAATGCCTGACAAACCGCCAGGTAAACTGCCTAGTGCCGACTGTACCAATGGTCCACACGCACCTAACGCAGTTTGACATAATCCACTAACACCACCAGTGATGAATCCTTGACAAGCAGCAGCGAAAGGAGCAGGAATAGCTAGTCCTAGTCCTGCTAGACCACCCGATGCCACAATAGCCAACAATGGAGTTAATCCACCAAGATCACCTCTGCGAGCCGCTGGTTTGTTTTTTATAACAACCTTGGGATCCGCAGGCAGGACCTTTTTGATGATATTAATTACACCGCCGGCTTTCATAACTGATTATTCTTCTGCTGTGGTGATTGATATATAGTGCTCGCGCATCTTGCTGTGTGTGGTGCAAGTGGTAACCACATGATGAGCCTTATATGTTAAAGATTCTTGGTCAGGATCTAGACCAAACATGGCCTGAATTAAACCAATACCGTCAGGACTGGTTACCACCACACAAGGTTTCTTGAGATCATACACATAGTCGTCGATGTGTACTAGTTCACCTACAATTTCATCTCCGCTGATCAATTTTAAATTGATAATGTCGCCTACTCGATATTTGGTTTTTTCTACCAGCATTAGTTGCCCCTTAGTGCTCGAAAATCATCTTCTGTTAGATTTGCTAGGCCGTTGTAGCCACCTTCCACAAACAGTTCGCCATCGCGGTAAATTTGTGGTACAGTTCTATGTCCACGATCAACTAGAAATTGTCTAGCTGATTGCACCAGGTCCACACGAACTTCTTCAAAGGCTACATCTTTGAGTTTAAGCAGTGCTTTGGCTTTGTCACAAAATTGACAATTTGATTTACTATAAATTGTTAACATCAAGTCCTCTCTACTTCTATAACAATACTTTTATCATTGATTAATTCATCGGCCACACTGGCCAGGGCATCCAATACATCATCACTGACCATGGGCGATTCTAACTGTTCTGTGTTTTTAACTAACTTGCTCAGCCTTATTACTATCAGTTCTTCATGTATCTTGGGCATGTATCTACCTTAAATATCAGGCAGTGCAGCGTGATCAATCACTTCTGACATTACACCAATCACATAATTGGTACTTTCAGACTCCTGCAAGGCCGTTTGTTTTTTATTTATATTGACGTGTTTGTTGAACCAAGGAATAGGACTGCTCTTAGGATGCTCTTCTAAATAACGAACTCCAATGTCTCTAAGGCGTGAAAACGCAGTATAATCAACAAAATCACGCAAAATTTGACTGTTTAAACCAATAACTACACCCTTTTTAAACAAATAATCAGCCCAGGCTTTTTCTTCAGCTATGACTTCCATATACATGTTGTAGACTTCACTGCGAGACTCTTCGGCTGCTGCTGCAAATCTATCATCTTCTTTAACTACTTGGTTAATGATCCAAGCAGTCCATTCGGCGTGTAAGATTTCATCCTGCAGAATTAGTGCAATGATATTACCATTGCCAATGAATATGCGATTTTCCACCATGGCCAAGCTGGTAGCAAAACTAACCATGAACCTTAGAGCTTCTAGTGCATAGCTGGCATTTAAAGCTAGCCAAATTGCCTTAACGTGTTCCTTCTCACTTACCCGCTCAGGGTCGACTTCTTTGAGACTATTGAGATGATGCAGTTCATCATAGTATCTACCAACACTGGCTGCCATTTCAACAATTTCTTGTGTGTTATGAATCTTGTTGAATTCTTCTTTGGGCACACCATAGATATTGCGTATGATATGACTATAGCTTTTGCTGTGAATATTGGTTTCAAAAAATCCCCAGTTATTAACTAGAGCTTCAAGTTCAGGAATACTGATCACTGGCGAAAAAATCTGCCCTGGTGCTCGTCCTTGAATACTGTCTAGGGCAGTTTGACGCAGTAGATTACTGGTAAAAATATGTCGTACAGCATCGCTGGCTTCTTTGAAATCAATTTTGTCTTTGGTCAGTGTGACTTCTTCAGGAACCCAAAAGAATCCCCGAGCAGTTTCTTCAAATCGTTGAATTTTAGGATATTTGACTTCTTCAAATCTTTGCACAGTAACGGGACCTTCGGGATCCAGAAACATATGGCGTGTAAGATAGTTAGTGGGTTTTTGAAGATTATATTGTGCGATACTCATAGTACACAGGCCTCGCAATTTTCTTGATCTTCTTCAACAAAACTGCTTACAGTTTGTGTCTGTGCTGGTGTGTTTGCTAACATGGCTTTGGCTCCAACTTTGTTAATTAAACTATAATAGATAGTTTTAATGCCCCAATGATATGCCAACATCAAGTTGCGAGCAATCACAGTGGCTGGTACTTTGTTGTCGGCAAAGTAAGCCGGATTGTAAAACGTATTGGTGCTCAAACTTTGATCAACATAAGCACCAAGTACTGCCGCAGTTTTAAGATAATCAGCACAATCACGCTGATCCCACATTAGTTGATAGCGGCTTTTGAGGCGGCGATATTCGGGTACGACTTGTACAAAACTCCCCGCTTTAGATTCTTTAACAGATATCAGTTCCATGGGCATTTCGATGCCGTTGGTTGAGTTCAATACCACCGAGCTGGACTCTACAGGTGCAATGGCCATCAAGGTGGCATTACGTATGCCCGACTGTTTAAGTCGAGCACGTAGTGGTTCCCAGTCAAGACTTGGAGCAAAGTCCGTTAGCTCGTTGACCCCATTGGAGCGGCGTTCCCAAGGGAAAATGCCCCTACCGTAATAGGTCTGCGCCGACTTACTGCAAGCACCGCGCTCTTCAGCCAATTCTACACTCATTTCGGTTAGGTAATAGGCCTGATGTTCCATCCAACGCTTGACTTCAGCCAAAGCTGCTGGTTCGCCGTACTTGAGTCCCTTACGAGCGTGCCAATATGCGAGGTTAGTGATGCCAACCCCAAGTGGTTCAAAGTCACGATTAGCCAGTTCACTTTGTACACTTAGGAAGTCTTGATAGCCGAGTAAGTTGCTGAGACTGCGTACCAGTATTCTACAGCACTTACGCATTTCTTGTGGTGTGCGGAATGATCCCCAGTTTATGCTGCCAAGAGTACAAAGAGCGATTCTTCCCTCAGCGTCTTCAATCCTCTGGAAAGGTCTCGTGGGTAATAGTATCTCTTGGCAAAGATTTGATTGATATACTGGATCAAGCTCTGTGTCAAACGGACCTTGACGCTGAACGTTGTCAATGAACACAAGGTAGATGCGACCAGTGTCAGTGCGTTCCTTAAGAATGCCATTCTTAAAGATCTCGTCCGCTGGTAGTACCTTCTTCTTTTTTGTCGCATCGTGCTCATACTTGGTGTATAACCTTTCAAATTCCGCTGTGTTACGATAAAAGGCTTCGTATAGGTCAGGCACTTCATGTGGATCAAACAAGGTGATGTTTTCGCCACGTTTGAATCTACGCCAGAAAAATCCATTAACCACTACCGAGTAATCCATTTGTCTTACACGAGTTTCTTCTGTACCTTGATTGTTCTTTAACACAATAAGGTCTTCAAACTGTGCATGCCAAATAGGAAAAGTCACAGTGCATGATGCATTGCGTATACCACCTTGGCTGCAGGAACGTAGGTCCGAGAACCATTTCTTCATAAATGGTACTAGTCCTGTGTGCTTGATTTCGCCATTGCGAATGGGGGCACCTAAAGGTCTGATGCGACCAATCTCCAAGCCAATGCCAGCACGTTTACTGGCATACTTGGCCATCATTTCGCCAGCAGCGAATATGCTATCAAGGGTATCATCACTACTGATAAGAACGCAACTACTGAACTGTTTAGTAGTAGTGCCAAGCCCAGCAAGCACAGGGGTGGCAAGAGTGAAATGACCATCTGAAGCGCACTCATAGTAGTCCTTAACGTACTTTAATCTCTTATCTTTAGTCTCGGCATGAAAAGCAGTGGCAGCAGCCACAGCATATCGTACCTGAGGTGTTTCAAAAACCTGTCCAGTAGCACGATTTTGTACTAGATATTTTTCACAAAGTTGTGCTATGGCACTAAATGTGTAATTTTCATCTTTGGCATGATCAATAAAAAGATCAATGATATTCCATTCCTCTTCGGTATACCACTCTAGCAGTTCCGGGGTATACATTCCGGCATCTACGTTCTTTTTTACAATTTGATAAAGTCGAGGTGGGTCATACTCACCATAAACTTCTTTGCGTAACATGCTAAGACGTTGCCGCCCTGCTACGTATTGATAATTAACATTATTGATTTCGGGATTTTCTGTTTCATCTATTAGACCAACCATGGCTTGTAACAGCAGGCTGTCAATGGTGCGAGTGGTCATGCCATCGTGAAACTCTAACTGTGCTTTGATTTCGATCATGCTAGGGCTAACGCCATCAATGCCGCGACAGGCATTGAGCACTTGTCTTTGTATTTTGGAGATATCCAGTAACACACGGTGACCGCTGCGCTTTATTACATAAATTTGGGACATTACTTTTGATTCCTTATTATTGTTCTAATAGAGGTTGAGGTTCAAGTCCTCAACAGTATACTTGTACTTGAGTACTAAATTTTCAGTGATTGAAGTTTTATTTACGACAGTGTCAAACATCAAATTAAGTATATATTTTCCTCTATTAGTCCAAACTACATTGTAAACATCGTGATTCTCGATGTCTTTATATATCCTTATTTCTGGGTTGGTGATCCCATGATTATAGTGAGGACTTAGATAAACAGTATACAGCATTCCTAGTGCTTTTGCAAGATCACAATACATGTTTTCATGTACTAATGTCCAGGGATCTGGCCATTCGTCTTTGAGATCAGGCAATAGATAGTGTGTTACATAAGGAGCATAACTCCACAAATGGCAGGTCTCTTTTAAGGCAAGATCCACACTTAAATCGCCTAATTTTGTTCTAAAACAGCGCCATTCGTGCAATCTTTCTTCAGGTTTTAGATTCCACATACTCGTTGATTAATAATTATTGATTTTGTTATGATATAGTTATTTCAAAACTGCCGGTCCTAGTTACTCCGTTTGAGTCTGTGACTGCAATGGACACAGATCTATTTACCGTGCCCACAGTCGGTGTTCCTGTTATTGATCCTGTTGAGGCTGTAAAGATTAAGCCTGTTGGTAAATTAGCAGATGTTATAGCATAAGTTAACGGAGCTATTCCGCCTGTCACTGAGAATATGTTAAATGGTGTGATACTTTGGTTTAAAGTAAATGTTTTATTTGCTGTAGCTGTGGCAGTAAATTCAACTACACCAATTTGGAAGGTAGCAGTTAATCTAGGATTAAGTGCCCCGTATCCAGTGTCTACCACAGTCATGGTATATGTGGTAGTTGATGAAACAGCGTTTGCGGTTCCAGTAATGGTGCCGTTGCTGGAAATCAAGTTCAGCCCATTGGGCAAGGCCGGAGTCACTGAGTATGTGGCAAAGCTAGAACCACCCAATGCATTTACGGGCTTAAATGATATACCAGTTTGATTATGTGTAAGAGTTTTTAACGGAACATTGGTCTTCAATGCAAAAAGAATTTGTGCTGCACACCATGGGTTGGGATATTCAGAAGTGTATATACTGTTTTCATACGAAGCCGGGAAACCAGTTTTGATACCTGAGCAGTTAATGAAAATCTTCACTGTTTCACCAGGTATAGCCAAACCTGAATGAACAACAGCTCTGGCCCAATCAGTGTCATCGGTATATCCAAAGTTATTGTCCCCCCAAATACCGCCGCCATTTAAAGTACCAGTGGCAGTGATGATTATGTTGCTGTTCAACACGCAGCTAGGGAATACACCAGTGGTGTGCGGCGGTGGTGTTGGAATTGGCATTTCATAATTTACAATTTCGTACGTGACGCTTTCATTATCAAATCTAACATTAACATCAAAGCATACAGTTTCGCTGCGGAATATAGTACTAGCGTTGGCTTTAATCGCATACAACGGTGGTGGGGTCGGTGCTGGGTATGCAGTTGTAGGTGGTGCTGATGTTGTGGGCGGTACGTAGGATGGCGTTGGCGTAGGCGTTGGCACAGGAGTCAGCGATGTATCAATGATAGATATACTGTCGAATGCCACAACAGCATTCGACACTGTGTCACCTATGCACCAAGTATACAAATTAAATGTAACTGTTTCAATGCCTTCTGTGGTAAAATCTATATTAGATTTAACTTTAAAAGAATATGGTAATTGATCTGTATCAAACGTATAGTCTAAGGTAGCAGGCGATGTAATACTAGGAAATGGTATGCTGATGTCGTTGCCATTGATGTTGGTTCCAGTGGCTGTGACCTTGTATCTTCTTCCGCTGTTACAAGGCACTATGTTTTTACCGTTTATTTTAACATCAAACCCTAGTCCTTCGTCGGTGGCAGTTGGCACCACTCTTAAAGAATACAGTGGTGGGGGCGGCACCCATCTAGCTGAAAAGTCAGGCAGTATGACATTTTCGTCAACAAAACTTTTTACATCGTAACTAACAATAGTAGGCCCGTCGCTGTTGCCAGACTTGATTACCAAGATAGGTCGTTTTACCACAGTTTGGCTAAGAAAATTGCTGTACTCCATTTCGATTTCAATGTTGGTAGGCTGCACTTCTGTGTAAGAGTCGCGCCAACACACAACCAAGTTCAATGGATCCACTGCAAAAGTCACAGCGCCGGCTCTATAGCGACTGAATCTTTCTACGCGATAATCAACTCTACCACCAAAAAACTTACTAAGCAAAGGAACATAATTTACAGTGTTTGGTTGAACTACCACACTGCGACCTATCATCTGATAGCGTTCGCCATACTTCATAGCACTGGTAGTGTCAATGCTGACCACGTCGGGTGCTGCATGTTCAACAGTGTCAACTACATAATCATCGTCGCGAGTTCTAAAAAAGAAATCACCAAAGCTGAAACTGCCGTTGCCACTAAATTTTATAACAGGTGTTTTTACACTGTGATTGTTCAACACCGGTTCAAAATCCGCTGGCACAACTGACAATAAACTTTCTACCGACGAACCTCCTGCATAGTTAACTATTTCATATGTTAGAGATTCAGCTGAACTCAATGATGTAAAATTAAAGCATACAGTTTCGCCTAATTGCACATTTGCAACCAAGGTATCGCTGATAGGCGAATCTCCACGTATGCTGTAACGTGGCATGGGTTGTCGGAGCTGTACAGTTAGATTCGAAGTAAAGCCAGTGCCAACATCCAAAAAAGTATTGGTACTACTAGTTACACCTGCTACCGGTCCTAATACCAATATACCATAAGTGTTGATAGCATCAAAAATAGAATTAGTGACTCTGAGTCCAATGGCGGTATACTCTTTGTTGGTATTGACCATAATCCCAACAAACAAATCAGTAAACGAACATTTATCTATTACTATGTCATGAATCTGCTTTCGATCCATGATGTCAACGGCTGTGCTCATACCTAAGAAGTCACAGTTATTGAAATAAATTGACTTTGTGGTTAGATATGTAGACTTGATTCTAACTCCCACACTGCGATCATCCACTGTGGGTTTCATAACAGAACTTTTGAAAACACAACTATTAAATGTGATGTTTTCGGCCGACTCGATTACACCAATGCTCTTGGTAGGCATTTGAACGAATTCAAAATCAATATTGGATATTTCCACTGGCCCAGGAGTATCACTGGCTCCTATAATAAATGAATCATAGTTACCAACACTGGTTGTGGTTTTGAAAATACAAGTAGCGGCTGGACTATTCTGCCTGATGATTACGCTGTTCTTACCTGCACCGCGCAGTACACAGCAAGGAGGTATACGTAGTTCGCCGTTGATTATGTATACGCCAGGATGAAAATTAATAACACGTCGTGTTTTATGGTCAGTGGTGTTGCTTAATCTATCATAGGTTTGATCGATAGCACGTTGTATAGCATCCAGATCATCGGTGATGCCGTCACCAGTGGCACCAAAATCCAAGATATTGATGTTGTCGTCTAGCTTATTTTGTAAGGTACGTATAGTAGGAGTACTGTTATCCACACCTGTTCTAGCTTCGTACCCGCCTTCAAGTCCTTTGAATCTGTATAAAAAAGCAGTAGCTGAATCATAACTAGACGCTGAACTTGCGCCAGTGGCAGCACTAGCGCCTGTGGCTGCACTGGCACCAGTAGCACCACTTGATCCTGTAGCGCCAGTGGCACCAATGCCACTTAGGGCAGAATTAAGGATAGATAGCACACCGGCCCGGGTCATGATTTCAGTGTTGCCCTCATAGGGAGCACCTTCTACTAGACTGCCGTTGCCTATGTAAAGCCTAAGTTGATCAATGGCCCAGCCAAATTCTCCGCTGGCTAGCTGTCCTAAATCCTGTAAAAGACCGCGACGGATCTGAATCTGAGATATTTGTTGAACAGCCATGAATTAAAAATCGCCTTAGATTCAGTATTTATAGCAATTTATAATACTGACTAACCCGATCGCACCAACGTTCTGTCCACATGTCAAAATCGCCAGGTTCCAAAACAAATTCTTGGTATTCTGGTTCAGCATCGTGCTCAGGACGCACACACATCATGACCACACCTTTACGAATGTTAGTGCCGTGTACTTCATTGTGTGCTAGTGCATAGGCTGTTAGCTGCAAAAAGTAATCATCGATCCACTCACGTCGTTTAGGTTTATTACTTTGTTTAAAGTCTAGGATGGCTTGTTCCCCCGCATGTACGCCCACGCAATCAGTGGTACCTGCATACAGTTCAGGAAAGTATAAAGGAACTTCATTGCCCCAAACTTCATCGACATTGGCAAATCCACTGGCAATGATTTTCATGGCCATACGGTGACTACGTTGACTTTCGGGATGGGTGCCCGGAGTTCCGGGATCGCCGGTTAGAATAAAGTTTTCTAACCATTTGTGCATACGAGTGCCGCGATTGGCTGCTTCTGTGGTAATAGCCTGCGCTCGTTCCGCGCCTACTCGCTGGCGCCATTCGGCTAGTGCACGTCGTGATTCTTCAGGCTTGGTGCGATCTAATATGGTAGTTACACTGGGCACACGAGTACCAATGGGAGTAAGGTAATATCTTTGCCCATCAACATTGGTACGGTTTATAGTTTGGTAATTATATTTTTTATTCAGCATACTATTAATAATAGCATACTCAGTGATTCAAAGCAAGAGACTAGAGCCTTTTCGCTGCGGCACGTTTTGCCATCGACGACACTGTCCGTTCAGGTGTTTTTGGTCCGCTAGTGTCAGAATCAAAATTAGTAATGTCTACTTCTCTATCAGATACCAGTGGCTTCAAATATACATACAGCACATCTGATTCGTCTTTTTTAATGTTTTCTACTACATTATCAAGATGTCCTTCTTTAAAAGCATCTTTGAGTAGGTCAATGTTAAACATTTCAGAGCCAGGCTCTTTTCTAATCAAGTTGACCAAGCTGTCAACTCTAACCTGATCTGTGCGAGATCTAAGGTTATCTAGTAGATTGATTAGATTAGCAACTGAGGGTGAAACATCACCCTCAGTGACAAATTCACGAGCTCTCATTAACGCTTGGCTCTACCAATAGGCTCTTCGCCACCAGCAGCAGCATCAGTAGCACCAAACTCGTCAGTGTCTAGGTCACTAGGCTCACCAAGACTAGGAGGCGCTGCGCCAAGATCAGGACCACCTAATGTGTCTGGTGCAGGCATACCGCCTGGCATACCACCCATGTCTTCGCCAGCTAGTTGACGAGCATTGGTATCAGCAGTTTCACGAGCAGTGGCCAATTCCTGGCTAATGTTGGTCAGTAGTTGTCCCATGGCGTTTTTAAAGTTATCAGCTTCGGCCATGCCAATTTGGTCACGAATGGTATCTATCAGAGCTGGTAGCTGTTCTACCTGCATCTTGCTGACCTTTTCGACCATGTCCTGGATGCTGTCTACCATGTCTTTGGCTGCGAGTATCGCTTCGCTCTTGCCCATCTCGCTTTCAAAGAGTTGACGGTTTTCATTCATCCACTTGCCTAGACTTTCACGCACCATGAGCAATTCCATGTACTTGGGATTACGTTCGGCTTGATGAATGCCATAACTATGACGAATGCGAGCAATGTTTTCGCTGACTAGTCGGCTTAATTGCTCAGCTTTGGGATAGGTCAACCGACTGTAGTCTAATTTAAAACCAAACCTGGTCTGCATTAGACTGTTCATTTTACTACTGGATGCTACAGGATTTATTTCAGAAATGTTCATAATAGGTAATTCCTAATGGTTACAGTATTTAGCCAACTTTAAAGTTTTTTCCAATAACATCCGATTCTGTGAAAGTTGTGCTAGAGTTTCTTGGTAGCGATTATAGTAATGATCCTTGAGCG